GTCACGGCTGTACAAACCTGACATTGAGGTGGTGCTTCCTGAGGAAGGTAAAGCTCCTACCCCTCATAGCCTAGAGGCATGGGGCTATCGCTTAGGCAGTCACAAGATTGGTTTCACTGACTTCGACAGTGGATGGACACAAGAGATGGCTACCTATTGTGAACAAGATGTTCAACTGTTAGAAAAACTGTACAACTTTCTGACAACAACCATGACGAAGGAAGGGTTTTCCCTACAAAGCATTCAGCTTGAGCATGAGGTTGCCATCATCTGCCGTGGTATGGAAGATAATGGATTCATGTTAGACATTGAGAAAGCTATGGTATTGAATGCCACCCTCAGTGGACGTATGTTTGACATTGAGCAGAAGATGCAGGAAGTATTTCCACCCATCGTAGAGCAACGAGTGTCTGAGAAAACAGGCAAGCCACTCAAGGACAAAGTAACCATCTTCAATCCCGGCAGCAGACAGCAAATTGCTGAGCGATTGGCAGGGCTTGGTGTTGTCTTCACAAAGAAGACAGAGAAGGGCAATGTGATTGTTGATGAGTCTGTGCTAGAGAAGATTGATCTGCCTGAAGCTAAGCTTGTATCTGAATACTTAATGATACAGAAGCGTGTTGCTCAGGTGAGTAGTTGGTTGGAACTAGTGGGCGATGATGGCAGGGTGCATGGTAGGGTCACTACCAATGGTGCTGTGACAGGCAGAGCTACGCACAGTAGTCCTAACATGGCACAAGTACCTGCTGTAGGTAGTCCCTTTGGTGCTGAGTGCAGAGAGATGTGGCGTGTGCCAATGGGATATAAGCAGGTAGGTGTAGACCTATCAGGCATTGAACTGCGTTGCTTGGGTCACTACCTAAGGGATCAGGAATGGATTGATGAGTTGCTTAAGGGCGACATCCACTGGTTCAATGCACAGAGTTTTGGCTTAGTTGACAAAGGTACTGTTAAGGATGATAACAACCCAGAGCATAAGAAGGCTAGGAATACTACCAAGACTCTGACATATGGTGTGCTGTATGGTGCAGGTGCTGCTAAGGCAGGATCGATTGTTGGTGGTAACAGTAGCAGAGGTAAGAAACTTATTGATAGCTTTATCAATAACACACCCGGCCTTTCTGAATTAAAGAAGAAGATATCTAAGCTGATGGTTAAGGGTCACTTACCTGCACTAGATGGACGTAGAGTGTGGGTTAGATCTGAGCATGCAGCATTGAATACTTTGTTGCAAAGTGCAGGTGCTATTGTGGCTAAGCAGTGGCTTATTGAAGCAACGAAGTTGTTGCAAGAAAAGGGAATAGATGCTAAACTATTAGCGTTTGTTCATGATGAAACACAGTGGGAAGTTAAGGAAGATCAGGCAGAGGAAGCAGCTAGGCTCATAGAGCAAGCAGCAACCAAGGCAGGTGAAGCTTTAGGTTTCCGTTGTCCAGTAGATGCCGAAGGAAAGATTGGCAACAACTGGCGTGAGTGCCACTGACGTTACTAGTGGGTTTTTATATTGGAGAAAATTATGAGTGAAGAAAAGAAAGCGATTAAGCTGAAGGCTGATTTGTTCTGGTGTCAGCACAACAAAGTGAATGACATGTCTGGTAAGTTCCAGTTGAACTTATGCAACTTGTCTGATGCTGCTGTTGCTGCATTGGAAGAGATGGGCATCAGTGTCCAGACTGGTGAAGAGAAGAAGGCTGACATGGGCAGGTACATCACTTGCAAATCAGAGAAGCCTATCCGTATCTTTGATACGGACAATGATGAGATTACCGAAGCTATCGGTAATGGTAGCAAGGGCAAAGCTCTTGTGTCTTCCTACTCTTGGACATACAAGAACAAGAAAGGTGTTAGCCCTTCATTGAAGAAGCTGGTTGTCACTGACTTGGTTGAGTATGCAGGAGCAGCAGGTATCAGCGCAGACGATGAGGATGTGCTGTAAATGAAAGCTCTGTTCGATAGCGACATCTTCGCATATCGAGCAGCATCTGCATGTGAGGACGAAGACGAGGCAACGGCACAGCGAACACTGGATCGTTTAATTGTTGATGTCCTCATGTGTGGTGTTGACACTCTCTATCCTGATTGTTTCGTGGATAGTTGGAGCATGCACCTAACAGGTAAGAACAACTTCCGATATAAGATAGCAACCACTGTACCTTACAAAGGTAACAGAGTTGACAAGCCTAAGCCTAAGCATCTAGCTTTCCTTAGAAACTATCTAGTAAAAGAATGGGGTGCTTCTATATCTGAAGGTGAAGAAGCTGATGACACCATTGCCATTGAAGCTACAAAGCTTGGTGACAATTGTGTCATTGTGTCTTTAGACAAAGACTTAGATCAGATTGTTGGGTGGCATTACAACTTCGTAAAGCACTTAGGCTATTACATTAAACCAGAGGAAGCTCTGGTCAAACTGTACACGCAGATGCTGACGGGTGATGCTGCCGATAACATCAAAGGATTGTTCCGTGTTGGTCCAGTGAAAGCAGCCAAGATAATTGGGGACACAACAGATGAACTTGAGCTATACAACAAAGTGTTGGAAGCTTATGAGGGTGATGCTGAGAGAGTGTTAGAGAATGCTCAGCTTCTTTTTCTACGCAGATATGAAGGACAGATATGGACTCCTCCACAAGCTTAAAGCCTAACGACATTGCACTCATACTGCGTCCTACTATTGTGGATGGTGAGTATGCAAACAATTTCCAAGTGTTAGTCAGTGGCTTTGGACCACTCACTATCAGTGAAGATGATGTGAATAATTTAATTGGTATGGCTATGATATTGGCAGCAACTGTGCAGTATATGCAGGAAGATGATGAGCTTGCTACTAAGCTTGTTGAATATTGCGGTAAGATGTTTTCTGATGTTGGTGACTTTAGTTACAACTCAGATCATGACAGCTTTGGTGATGGTAGTTTCACCATTAACACCAAGACAGTTGGAGGTATGCAATGAATGTAGATGAAACACTAGCTCAGAGAGCAACTAGATATGGCAACTACAAAGAAGATGTCTCTAGAGTTTCTCAAGCCCTGAAAGATACTATCAGAACTGGTGCTGAGTGGAAAGAGATGGATGATGATATGAAGGAAAGCCTTGATCTCATCTGTAACAAAATCTCTCGCATTGTTAATGGTGATCCTTGGTATCATGACTCATGGCATGACATCATTGGTTATGCTAGGTTGGTAGAAGAACGACTGGAACGATTATGATATCTGTTGACATCAATCTAAAAGTTTTCTTCAGACCTGAAGACCTACCTAATGTCTACCTAAATGAAGAAGTGCTGAGTGAAGCCATCACTGAAAACTTAACTGCTTCGTTAGAACGAATGGATGCTAAAGATGTTGTCTTTCGTTTCGTAGATATTGAAGGACTAGAATGAAAGTTAATTCTGTAACCATCAGGGAGGCAAGTAATGGCTATGTTGTTGAGCATGTTGCTGAGTCCGACTACGATAAATTCATTTCTGAGTTTATTGCTTTGGATGTTGACGAAGCACTGGCGATAGCCAGAGATCTATTTGTGCATTACGATGCTGCTGACATGTCGCATCTAGTAGATACACCAATTGGTAGATAAGAAAAGAAATGGTGGCGAGTGGACTGACTCTAGGTTCAGAAGCTTTGTCACCTCTGCTCTTCGTGCAGCGTCAAGGCGTTGGCCTCCTAAGTTCAAGGCTCTTAAAGAAGCCTTCGTTGGTAGGAAGACTAACAAGAAGACTGGCAAGTTGGCAATGCATTACAAATGTGCCAAGTGTAAGAAGCACTTTGTTGCTGCTGATGTACAGGTAGATCATATATTACCAGTAGTATCACCAACAGAAGGCTTTGTTAGTTGGGACTTGTTCATTGATCGTATCTTCTGTGAGATAGAAAACCTACAGGTGTTGTGTAAGCCATGCCATAAGGTGAAGACAGAAGAAGAGAAAGCAGAAAGGAAAAAGAAATGAATGTAATAATGTTAGAAGAACATGAAGATGGCAGTGCCACCTATTCATTTGATATGACATTTGAAGAGCGTGAGACACTGCTTAGTCTAGGTATAATGACAGCCATCAAGAATGGTATTGAAGAAGGAAAGAAATATGTCAGTAACACTGATCTGGGCTACACCAAATGCGGAACACCTGATAGCGTACATGGCGAGGGTGAGCAACCCAGAGAATCAGGACAATCCTGAGACAGCACCTAAGCTGCTGAAGTATTTGATGGACAACAAACACTGGAGTCCATTTGAGATGGTGAATGTGTGCATGGAAATAGAAACCACCCGTGACATTGCCCGTCAAATCCTACGTCATCGAAGCTTTAGCTTCCAAGAATTCTCACAACGCTATGCCATCTCCTCACGTTATGAAACCAGTGAGGCAAGGCTACAAGATAACAAGAACAGACAGAACTCTATAGCCGTTCAGGATCGTGAATTAATAGCGGTATGGGATGAGCTACAGCAGGACGTTTTAAACGCTTCTAAGCGGTCCTATGAGGCTGCATTGGGCATGGGCATAGCCAAGGAGGTAGCACGAAAGGTGTTGCCCGAAGGACTAACCACCAGTAGAATGTATATGAATGGTACTCTTAGAAGTTGGATGCACTATGTTGATATTCGTTGTGACAAAGCAACACAGAAAGAACATCGTGATGTAGCACATCAATGTAAGACAGTACTAACTAACTTATTTCCATCCTTGTTTTAATACAGCAAGCAGTAGCCATCTGAGGTATAACTACCTTTCCTTTCGGGAGCTTCGGCTCCCATTTTTTCCACCACAGCAGGAGTATTTTTATGGCAAAGTTTAAGGTCAGCATTGACCTGTCTCGGGATAGTTTGTTCGATGAACTAGGCATCCAGAGATTGAGAGAAAGTTATATGAAGGATGAAGAAGTTAGTCCTCAAGAAAGATTTGCTTATGTTTCGGAATCGTTTGCTTCAAATCAGGAACATGCTCAGCGACTGTATGACTACAGTAGCAAGCACTGGCTTAGCTACTCTACGCCTATCCTATCTTTTGGTCGCTCTAAGCGTGGCCTCCCTATTAGCTGTTTCCTTAACTATATGGATGATAGTGCAGAAGGCTTGGTTGATAACCTATCAGAAACTAACTGGCTATCCATGTATGGCGGTGGTGTTGGTGTGCATGTTGGTATCCGCAATGGTGACGATAAGTCTACTGGTGTTATGCCCCACCTCAAAATCTACGATGCCAGTTCCTTGGCCTATCGTCAAGGCCGTACAAGACGGGGTAGCTATGCTGCCTACCTAGACATTCACCACCCTGACATCATCCAGTTCTTGGAGATGCGTAAGCCTACAGGTGATCAGAATGTACGCACACTAAACCTGCATCACGGCATCAACATCACTGATGAATTTATGACCATCATTGAGAAGGCCATGAAAGATCCTGACTTTGATGACAGCTTTCAGTTGAAGAACCCTGCCACTGGTGAGTTGGTGGAGACAGTGTCTGCTAAATATCTATGGCAGAAAATCCTAGACCTTCGCATGCAAACAGGTGAGCCATACTTAGTCTTCATTGATACAGCTAACAAGGCTATGCCTAAGTGGTTGAGTGACAAGGGCTTGAAGATTAATGGTAGCAATCTGTGTACAGAAATATTTCTACCAACTAACGATAAACGAACAGCAGTATGCTGCTTGTCTTCTCTCAACTTAGAATACTACGATGACTGGAAGAATGACAAGCAATTCATCTTAGATGTTATGGAAATGCTAGACAATGTCTTGCAATACTTCATCGACAAAGCACCATCAACAATTGCAAGAGCTAAGTTTAGTGCAATGATGGAGCGTAGCATTGGTGTTGGTACTCTAGGCTTCCATGCCCTATTACAAAAGAAAGGTGTAGCCATCGATGGAGTGATGGCTAAGAGTTATAACAATGAAATCTTTAAGCACATTCATTCTTCGTGTCTACTTGCTGACTCTGTCTTGGAGCAGCAGCGTGGTAGTTGTATCGATGCTGGTCACGGCAATATTAATAGAAGGTTTAGTCATCATACTGCTATTGCCCCTAACGCTAGTAGCAGCCTTATCATGGGTAATACTAGCCCTTCAGTCGAGCCGTACAGAGCGAATG